ATTCTCAAACGGAGGTGGCGCCGTGGATCGTGTCGCTGATCTGAGGGCCACCTACGACCGGCTCAAGGCACTCCTCGCCGTCGAGGACGACGGCACGAAAGCGGCTGCGCTGTCGAGGGAGCTCCGCCAGTTGAGCGCTGCGTTGGAGGCGGTCGAGTCTCCGTCGGAGGTGACCGTTGTCGATCAGCTGGAGTCTCGACGCCGATCCCGCACCGGCGATGCTGGTGCTGCCTCCCGACGCCGCAAGTCTGGATGAGGCTCACGCAGCGATCGAGCTGTGGGAGCACTACAGCGGCAAGACGCTGGACTCAACCCAACGGCTGACCGTTGAGGTGATGATGGCCGAGACCGCCGATGGTCGCTGGGCGGCGGCGACGACCGGCCGGGAGATGCCTCGCCAGAACGGCAAGGGCGACGAGATCGAGGTCGTCGAGCTGTGGGGTCTGGTGCAGCGGGCCGAGGCGATCATGCACACGATCCACGACGCCGTGCTCTTGGCGTCGCAGGCGCAGCAGCGGATGCTGTCGGTGCTGGATCACAAGGATCTGCGGTCCAGGGTGAAGCGCAAGTGGCAGGGCACCGGCCAGCAGATGATCGAGATGCGCAACGGCGGAACGATCTGGTACCGCACCCGCACCGGCGGCGGTGGTCGTGGCGTCGATGACATCGCCCGCCTGGTGGTGGACGAGGCGCAGCACGCAACGCATGAGCACCTCGAAGCGGTGAGCCCGACGCTGCTGGCGAACTCGAACCCGCAGATGAACATCATGGGTACGTCCGGGATCTCGGGCCGCTCCGAGTGGTGGTGGTCGGTGCGTCGCCGAGCACTCGGCGACGCACCCGGCTCGTTCGGCTACGTCGGCCATACCGCCGAGCAGGTGAGCCTCGATGGTGAGGGTCACGTCGTGCAGCCGCCCGTCGACGTGACCGACCGCCGGCTATGGGCGATCGCCAATCCGGCCATCACGTCTGGCCGCGGTCAGGGCATGGAGTTCCTCGAGGAGCAGCTCTTGCGGATGGGGCCAGATGGGTTCGCCCGTGAGCACCTCGGAGTGTGGGACCCGCCGTCGACATCGACAGCCTTGGCGAAGATCCCAGCCGATGCATGGAAGGCCACGATGGTCGACCCGAGGGACGCACCGGAGGTGCATCCCGGCGAACCAACGCTGTGCTTTGCGGTCTCACTCGACGGCGAATGGTCGTCCATCGGGATCGGTCACGGCACCATCAGCGACGCCTACGTCGAGGTCATCGAGCATCGCCGTGGCACAGCGTGGATGCCGGTTCGACTGGTGGAGCTCATCGACACCTGGGACCCGATTGCGGTTGGATGCAATCACGCCGGACCGACAGCTGCGCAGGTACCGGCGGTGCTGGATGCGTTCCGGTCGGCGGGTGTGAGTGCGGATCGTCTGGTGACGATCAACGCTTCGTCATGGAAGGACGCCTGCGGTGGATTCTTCGCTGCGGTCAACGAAGGCCAGGTGCGTCATCTGGCGGACCAGTTCCCGCTCGACGAGGCGGCGCATGTCGCCCAGGAACGCCGTCTGGGTGACGGGTTCGCATGGGATGCACGGGAAGCATCCGTGCCGTTGTCACCCCTCGATGTCGTGACCGGCGCCAGGGCGCTGCTGCCGGTCGAAGCTGCCGCTCCGGTCATCAAGCCGGTGTTCGCCTACTGAGGAGGTGCCGATGCTGTCGACGTTGCTCGAGCTCGTGGGCCTCGCCCTGGTCGTCGTCGCCGGGTTCATCCTCAGCCCCGTCGTCGGGTTCGTCGCCGCCGGCGGTGCGCTCGTGCTCGTCGGCTGGTGGCTGGAACGCTGATGGGACTCATCCGACCGAACCGCGAACGCCGGAGCCTCACCGACCCGGTCGCCGAGATGTGGGCGGCCCGGCGAGGATCGTTCGGCGAGACCGTCACCCCTGAACGGGCGTTGCAGCTAGCGGCGGTGTGGTCCTGCTACCGCATCCTCGCCGGCATCGGGTCCACGCTGCCCGTCGACCAGTACCGCGGCGACGTCGAAGTGGCCCGCGACCCGCTGCTCGACGAGCCGTTCCCCGGCCAACCGCTGCCGGACTGGTTGCACCGGCTGTGGGTGTCGCTCCTGTCGACCGGCAACGCGTACGGCTGGTGCAGCGGACCCCTCCGTGGCCCCGGCGCGCGCACCCCCGGTCAGGTCGAGCTGTTGCCCACCGGGGCCGTCAAGTGGGAGAAGGACCGCTCGAAGCGGTGGACCGCGAAGGTCAACGGCACAGCCGAGAAGCTGTGGCCGCACGGACAGCTGTGGCATCTGCCGCTGTTCACCGTCGCCGGCCGCCCAGAAGGGCTGTCGCCGATCGGTCAGGCCGCAGCGACGATCCACTCCGGGCTGTCCGCCCAGGAGTTCGGGAACCGCTGGTTCGACGACGGCGGACACCCGTCCGCGATCCTCTACTCGGAGGACCCGAACCTCGACGCCACCGGCGCCCGGAAGATCAAAGCAGCGTTTCAAGAAGCAACCCGCGGAACCCGCGAACCTGCCGTGCTCGGCTCCGGGCTCCGCTACGAACGCATCCAGCTCGCCCCGAACGAGTCGCAGTTCCTCGACTCGATGCAGTGGTCCTCAGCTCAGATCGCCGCCGCGATAGGTGTCCCCGCCGAATGGATCGGTTCCGCGGTGTCCGGCCAGAACGTCACCTACGGCAACCGGGAACAGCTGTGGTCCGACTGGACCGCCCGCGACTTCGCCCCCTACCTGGTGCGCATCGAGACCGGTGTCGGGCAGCTGCTGCCCCGCGGTGAACGCGTCCGGCACAACCTCGACGCCATCCTCCGCGCCGACCTCGCCGCCCGTTACGCCTCCTACGAGACCGCCGCCCGCATCTTCGACGCCACCGGGGTGCCGTTGCTGACCAACGACGAGATGCGACGCCTCGAGAACCTCCCACCCCTCGCCGGCGACACCACCTTCACCCGTCGCACCACGAAGCCCACCACGACGGAGGCTCCATGATCCGTGACCGACTCACCCTTCCCGCCGAGGTCCGAGCCCGACTCGACCTCACCGAAGGCGACCTGATCGCCGCGGGCATCGCGTGCCGGTCCCGCGGCGCCCTCGTCGAAGCCCGACGGTCACCCGAGCAGCCCGTCGAGCTCCGCTCCGACGGCGACACCGTCGGCCTCGGCGGCTACGCGGCTGTGTTCGACGTCGGCTACGACGTCGCCGGCGGACCCCCCTGGGGATGGACCGAGACCATCGCCCCCGGAGCATTCACCAAAGCACTCCGCGAAGCCGACGACGTCAGGTTCCTCATCAACCACGACGGGCTTCCCCTCGCGCGCACCAAGCCCGGCACCCTCGCCCTCGCCCAGGACGACGTCGGACTCCGCGTCGATGTCCCAGACCTCGACCTCGTCAACCCCGACGCCGTCAAGCTGCGCTCCACCCTCGAACGCGGCGACGTCGACCAGATGTCCCACGCGTTCATCGCTCTCCGCCAGGAATGGAACGACGACTACACCGAACGCCGCATCCTCGAGGTCCGACTGTTCGACGTGTCCGCGGTAACCTACCCGGCCAACGACGTCACCGTCATCGCCCTCCGAGCCGCCGCCGGCATCGACCCCGACACCGGCAACGACGACCCGGAACCCGAACAGATCGCCGAGCGCACCGGGATGCCCCTGTCGCTCGCCGCCGCTCAGGCCGCCGCCCTCGGCGTCTGAGCACCCCCTGCACGCCGGAACGCACGCAGCCCCCCACGCCGGACCCGCAACACCGGGCACCACCTGGGCGGGCACCTGCGCTCCACCTGCCGGACCCCCAACCCGTCAACCGAACCCGCAGGGAGCCCCCATGGACTTCATCCAGTACCTCCGCGACCGCATCTCCGAGCTGCGCTCCGAACGCGACGCCGCCCACAGCGCCGTCACCGACGTCCTCGCCGCGCCGACCGCCGAGTCCCGCGACCTCAACGAGACCGAGGCCGCAGCGTTCGCCGAGGCCCGCGACCACCTCGCCGAGGTGGACACCCAGATCGCGGACTTCGAGGCCCGCCTCGACGAGCTCGTCGCCATCGAGCAGCGTCACGCCGAAGCCGCAGCGTCCCGCCCGACGCTGCCCGCCGGCGAAGGCGTCATCGGCGCCGAGGCCCGCACCTACCGGCCCGACCGGAACCACAGCTTCCTCGCCGACCTGTACGCGACCAGCTTCCGCACCGGCGACGTCGCCG